AGGACTGTACATGGATTCCGATCCTGAATTACAGCTCCTACAAACTCGTATAAATTATTATGAAGAGATTATGTTTTTTCTTGAAAAAGTTCTCCAATGTTTAAACAATAGAGGATTTCAAATTAAGAATAGTATTGACTGGCAAAAATTTATGCAAGGTAGTATTTAATGACTGATGTTACTATTCAGAAGAAAAATGAAGTATATTTAACGGTTGAGTGTGAACCTCATATTAAGTATGAACTTTCAGAGTATTTTACATTTGAGGTTCCAAACGCAAAGTTTATGCCCCAATATAAAAAAAGGTTATGGGATGGAACCATAAAACTTTTTAGTCCTGGAGACGGTAAAATATATTGTGGTCTGTATAGTTATTTGACTGAATGGTTAGACTTAAGGGGATATAGTTATGAAGATAAAGATAATGAATATTATGGATTACCGGAAGAAACAAATGATTTAGTTTCTGAAAGTGGTGTTGTAGATTTTGTAAAGAGTTTACACATTCCATTTAAAGTAAGAGACTATCAATATTATGCAATCTATCAAGCATTAAAATATAACAGAAGATTATTATTATCTCCGACTGCATCTGGTAAGTCGTTGATGATTTATTCTATTACCAGATTTTTTACTAATAGAGGAGACAATGTATTAATTGTTGTACCAACTACATCTCTAGTGGAACAGATGTGTGGTGACTTTGATACCTATGGTTGGTCATCTGCAGATAACTGTCACAAGATATATGCTGGTAAAGATAAGAACACATCTAAACAAGTAACTGTAACCACATGGCAATCTATCTACAAGATGCCAAAAAATTACTTTGAAAATTTTGATTGTGTGATTGGAGACGAAGCACATTTATTTAAAGCAAAATCTCTTATCAATATCATGACCAAATTGCATAATTGCAAACATAGGATTGGATTTACTGGAACACTTGATGGGTCTAGTACAAACCAGTTGGTATTGGAAGGATTGTTTGGTCCAGTTAATAAGGTTGTAAAAACTAAACAGTTAATTGATAAAGGACACTTATCACCATTAAAAATTAATATTCTTTTATTACAACATCAAGAATTATTATTTGACTCTTATCAAGATGAGATGGATCATATCTGTACTATGGATAAAAGAAATAAATTCATAGAAAAATTAGCATTAAACCAGTCAGGCAATACTCTTATCTTATTTGCATACGTAGAGAAACATGGTCAAGTACTTTACGATATGATAAATAGCAGTGTAGCTGAGCATAGAAAAGTCTTCTTTGTTCACGGGGGAGTTGATACCGAAGACCGAGAAAAAGTAAGACAGATTACTGAACTTCAGAATGATGCCATAATCATTGCTTCTTACGGAACATTTTCCACAGGTATTAACATTAAAAGATTACACAATATTATATTTGCTAGTCCGAGTAAATCTAGGATTAGAAATTTGCAGTCAATTGGTAGAGCTCTACGTAAAGGTAACCAAAAAGAAATAGCAACTCTATATGATATTGCAGATGATTTTACAAAAGGAGAAAGAAGAAATTACACTCTAAATCATATGGTAGAAAGAGTAAAAACTTATTCTCAAGAAAGTTTTAGTTATGAAATTATTCCAATCAATTTTAGGAGAAAGGAAGAATGATGTATTCAGAGTTTATCGGGATGTTAAAATTAGTTAGCGGAGAAGAAATAATTGGTAGTGTATTGGTGTGTGATGAAGAGAATGGTTTTATTGTAGAAACTCCTTTTAATATTGAAGAAACTATTATAGAAACACCTGCAGGAGAAATGGTTAAAGTTGATTTACGACCATGGATTAAATTCTCTAGTGAAGAGATTATCTTTATTGAGAAAGAAAAGACTATTACTGTGTATGAGGCTGATGAAAGAATAACTAAAATATATAATCGAACACTTCGTAAATATCTACATCAAGAAGATAATACAAGTCAATTACCTTTAGATGAAGAGATGGGATTTAAAACAAAAGTAGATGATGCAAGAAGTAGCTTAGAGAAGATCTTTAAAGATAGCTAAGTTGTTCTCTGAACCCTAGCAGAGTTATTATACAGAGATTTTAGCCACTTGTCAAGTCTTTGATAATGTGGTATAGTACAAACAATTACAAAAGCTAATAGCTTAAATATGTACCATGAAGAAAAAAGAACACTATGTAAATAACAAAGAATTTTTAGAGGCAATTACTGTCTATAGAAATAAGGTTCTAAAATCAAAAGAACTTGGTGAACCTAGACCAAGAGTCCCAGAATATATTGGTGAGTGTTTCCTAAAGATTGCAACCCACTTATCATATCGTCCTAACTTTGTAAACTATATGTTTAAAGACGATATGATTTGCGATGGCATAGAAAATTGTCTTCAGTATATTGATAACTTTGATCCACAAAAATCTTCTAATCCCTTTGCATATTTTACTCAAATAATTTACTTTGCTTTTCTACGCAGGATTCAGAGAGAGAAAAAACAATTAGATATTAAAACTAGAATTTTAGAAAAGTCTGGGTTTGATGAAGTATTTTCTGCTGATAGTTCAGTGATGGGATATGATTCATCTACTATGAATAGTATTAAAGAGTCCCTTGAAATTAAAGTTAATCGATGACAATTGCTCTGATTACCGATCAACATTTAGATGGTCGTAAAAGTTCCCAGATTTTCTGGGATTATTTTATTAAATTTTATGAAAACGTATTCTTTCCATCACTAGAAAAATATAAAGTAAAAACTATTATTGATCTGGGAGATACATTCGATAATCGTAAAGGTATTGATCTTGGTGCATGGTATCGTATTAAGAAAAATTATTACGATAAACTTGCTAGTATGGGTATCACTGTTCACATGATCGTGGGCAATCACACTGCATATTATAAGAATACTAATACAATCAATACTCCTGATTTACTTCTAGAACAGTATGACAATATTCATATCTATAGTGAAGTAGAAGATATTGTAGTGGATGGTTTGAAGATTACAATGCTTCCTTGGATTAATTCTGAGAATCAAGAATCATCTTTTGAACATCTAAAAAATACTGACTCAACTATAGTTATGGGTCACCTTGAAATCTCTGGATTTCAGGCAATTCCTGGTCATGTATTTGAAGGTGGTATTCAAGCAAATGCTTTTAGTAAATTTGATAAAGTATTATCGGGACACTTTCATCATAAATCGGAACGTGGAAACATTAAGTATCTTGGAAATCCATACGAAATGTTCTGGAACGATTATAAGGCAGAAAGAGGATTTCATCTACTAGATCCTAAAACTAAAAAATTGGGATTCATTAAAAATCCTTATAGTATCTTTAAAAAAATTTACTATAATGATAAAACTAATGACTACAATAAATTTGATCCATCGGAATATACTGATACGTATATTAAAATATTTGTAGAGGAGAGAACAGATAATGTTATGTTTGAAAAAATTCTAGAGAAGCTTTATGATATTGGAGTTCATGATATCAAAGTTATTGAAACTGATAATCTAGACCTAGGTGACAGTGAAGAAACTTTTGAAGGTGAAGATACCCTCACCACACTTAACAGATACATAGATGAAAGTGAAAATATAAATTTAGATAGAAATAGTATTAAAAATATTATTAAATCAATTTACGTTGAAGCCTGCGAGGTACAATAAATGTTCATTCTAACGGTGACAGATGCGGATTCTGAAGGTGCGTATGCAGTGATCACAAAAGAAGGCGATAAAGTTCTTCAATTGTTTGAGCAATCTGATGATGCACAAAGATATATTGGACTCCTGGAAGCAGATGGTTTTCCTTCTGTGGAAGCAACTGAAATCGAAGGTGAACAGGTAGTTGCGGCATGTGAGAGATTCGGGTATAATTACGTTATAATAACACCAGACGACTTTGTAATCCCACCAAAAACTGATTCGCATGATTTTATTTAAGAGTGTAACTTATAAAAACTTCCTTGCCACTGGAAACAATCCTATAACAATTTGTTTAAATTCTACAAACACCACGTTGATTGTAGGACAAAATGGTGCTGGTAAGAGTACCATAATTGAAGCAATTGTATTTGCGTTGTTTAATAAATCTTTTCGTAAGGTTAATAAGAGTCAACTTATTAACAGTATTAATGAAAAGGATTGTGTAGTAGAAGTTATATTTTCTATTGGTACTACAGAATGGTTGGTTCGCCGTGGAATGAAACCTGGTATCTTTGAAATTCATAAGAACGGAGTTTTACTAGATCAACAATCTTCTGCCGTAGATCAACAAAAATGGTTTGAACAATATGTATTAAAACTAAACTACAAATCATTTACTCAGATTGTTGTACTAGGGTCTTCTACATTTGTTCCCTTCATGCAGTTACCAGCTGCATCGCGTAGAGAGATCATTGAAGATCTTTTAGACATTCGTATCTTCTCTACGATGAATGTTATTCTGAAAGACAAAGTAAAATCTTCGTCTGAAGAACTTAGGAGTTATGAGACTGATGTTTCTTTCCTAAAAGAGAAAGCTGATATGCAAAGTAATCATATTAAGTCATTAGAAAAAACCGCAAAGAAAACCATAACTCAAAAGGAAGATAAAATTGTAGAACTGGATAGTGGTATCGAATTATTGAATGAAGATATTGAACAAGCCAATACCCATGCAACTCAACTGTTGGAAGAAGTAACCAAGTTTGATGGTATTGATAAACAAATTAAAAAACTTGAGAAAGAGATTACAACAAATACTAACTTAATTTCTAGGACGGAGAAAGAAGAAAACTTTTTTGTAGATAATGATGTATGTCCAAAGTGTACACAACCTATAACTAAAGATCTTAAGAAAAAGCATCTTCTTCAATCCTCTAAAATTATTCATGATACAACTGAGCTAGTTGAAAAATATAAGAGTCAACTTCAGAAATCAAATAAACTAGTTAAAAAACAAACTGAAATGAATAGAGAGGTCTCTGATATTAATTGGGACATCAAAACAAAATTGCAAGCTATAAAAACAACTCAAAAAATTATCTTAGATATTAAAGGTGAGATTGAAGAGTTGAAGAATGATAATCTAGATATTGATGGTGAGAAAGAAAAACTTATTGCAATTGCAAATCAGGGATTAACAGTACAAAAATCTATAGGTGAAGTAAAAGAAACTAAAAGAAATTATGATGTAATTTCTTCTTTGCTTAAGGATGGTGGTATTAAGTCAATGATTATTAGGAAGTATCTTCCTGTAATGAACCAACTCATTAATAAGTACCTACAAGAACTTGACTTCTATGTAAACTTTACATTAGATGAAGAGTTTAATGAAAGTATTAAATCTAGACATAGAGATGATTTCACTTACAGCTCTTTCAGTGAAGGTGAGAAGATGAGAATTGATCTTGCTCTAATGTTTACTTGGAGATCTATTGCTAAACTAAAAAACTCTGCAAATACAAATCTTCTTATTCTAGATGAAGTCTTTGATTCATCTCTAGACGTTGGTGGTACTGACGAGTTCCTTAGAATTATCCGAGGAGTTCAGGATGATACTAATGTTTTTATTATCTCTCATAAAGGAGATGTACTTATGGATAAGTTTGATAGAGTTATGAAATTTGACAAGGTTAAAAACTTTAGTAAAGTAACAATCTCATGATAGATAAATTTATAGATTGGTATGTTGGTTCATTTACGAATAGAAAACAAGCATTGTCTCATCCCTTTATGTTTAAAGAAGTTAACCTGAGTCACAAATACTTGGGTGACAATACTTTTTATGGTGAACAAAAAACAATGTATACTAATACTACATATCGAAAATTTAAAAATGTAATATCAGAATCTGATGGTTTGATTATTGCAAAAAATTATACGTTGGATGATAAATATATGCCCAACTGTGATATGGTTTTTAAATTTGATGGTGAACAATTTGTTGGTGAAGTAGAAGGTTGTAATTGTTTCGTAGAGAGAGAAGGAAAAAAAACATATGTAAAAAATTCTACTTATCTTGGTGAAGATTCTTATAAAGTTTATGACAGAGGTTATGAGGTAGATACTGATGAATATATCTGGGGCTCTCGGTGGGGACATTTCAAGTTTATTCGGATTGATAAGGAACCCATATGGATTGAGGGTTGACACCCTCCTTCTTTCGTGATAGCTTAGCTGTATCGATCAAAGACATCTATGTCCATCACACAAGTCAAGAGTAATCTCGCTAAACTGTTAGCAACAGAAAACCTGACCGTTGAACATAGTAACGTCTCTACCGCTTCGTTTAATGTTGAGACAAGAGTTCTTCAACTTCCTGTGTGGGAAAATATATCAAATGATGTTTATGATCTCTTGGTAGGTCATGAAGTAGGACACGCTCTATATACCCCTTCTGCATATATTACAAGGGAAGTACCTCAATCATTTCTTAACGTTGTTGAGGATGCTCGTATTGAACGTAAAATTAAACTAAAGTATCCTGGTATTACTAAATCATTTTACCGTGGATATACTGAACTTAATAAACAAGATTTTTTTGAGATTGGTGGAGAAAATCTTTCTGAAATGAATCTTATCGATAGGATAAATCTGTATTTTAAACTTGGTATTCATGATGTAAATACAATTATTCCTTTCGATGTAGAAGAGGAACAGTTTGTAAATATGTCAAAAGATGCTGAAACATTTGATGACGTTGTAAGTATTTGTAAAAAAATCCTTGAGTATATTGAAAGTAAATCCGAAAAACAAGAATCCAAATCATTAGATGTATCTAATATTAAAGAAGATGGACTCTCTGGCACAGACCAAATTTCAGTTGATGTAACACCTTCTGATGAGTCTGATGAAATGACTCACGAAGAGATGTTGGATGAAGCTAATAAACGAGAGAAAGAAAATGAATTTGATGATGAAGATTTTGATGGTGAAGTAAAAGATAATGATGAATACACTTCACATACAGATAGTGCCTGGGGTAAGAATACTAAAACTCTTGTAGATTCTTCTGCTAAAGAACATATCTACATGATTCCTCCTACCATGGATTGGTCTAACTGTATTGAACCAGTTTCTATGTTCTCTGAAAATATGGATAAGAACATTAAATATTTTGAAGAAAAATATGAGACGATTTATAATGTAATTGATAATTTTAGAACTAAGTTTAATTCTTTTAAAGTAGAAAATGCTAAATCAGTTTCATTTTTGGTAAAAGAATTTGAAATGAAAAAACAAGCAGATGAATATAATCGTTCGGGTGTATCAAAAACAGGTGTATTGAATACAAACAAATTATTTTCATATAAATGGTCTGATGATATTTTCAAGAAAAATACAATTGTTCCTGATGGTAAGAATCATGGTCTTATCATGTATATCGATTGGTCTGGATCAATGGCAGATAATATGTCAGGTACAATCAAACAACTGATTAATCTGATTATGTTCTGTAAAAAAGTAAATATTCCTTTCCAAGTTTTTGCTTTTAGTGATACGGGTATTTACGATTATAGTAGAAATTATTATGCTCCAGCTAAAGAGTATGAGATTGCTGTAAGTCAAAGATTCCGTCTGATTGAAATGTTTAATCATAAGATTAAAAAATCAGAATTTGATGAACAACTTTTCAGACTTTGGGTTCTCATGACCTTTATTGATAAACGTGTAGAGATTCCATTTGGAAGTTATAGTCTTGGTGGAACCCCATTGAACGATACTATTCTTGCAGCAACTTATGTCTTTAATAAATTCAAAAGAGAAACGGGTGTTGATAAAGTAAATACAGTATTCCTTACTGATGGTGAGTCTAATAATATGGCATATTCTGTGTTTAAAGGTGAGGGAGAAGAACAATATATTTCTAGAAAATCCTGTTCATATTCTTCTGAATATTCTGTTCTTTGTTTGAAAGATCCAGCAACTGGTTATAGTGATGTGAATATTAATAACTCTAAAGGGTGGCAAGATTCTGGTATGAATATTACTTCTGCTCTACTTCGTTATTACAAGTGGATGACTGGATCTAACATAGTTGGTTTTAGGTTATCTCAATCCCATGATATTAAATATATCATTCGATCAGCAGTTAGTTCCGGGGGACATGATTATGATTACTATAGAAAACTATGGCGGACTGCTAAATGTTTTGTTGTTGACTCTGTTGGGTATGATGAACTATATGTTATATCAGCATCTTCTGAATTTAATGGAAGTCAAGCTGTAATAGAAGCATCTCATGATGATTCTAAGAGTAAAATCCGACGACAATTTAAAAAATATATGAAAACCAAGATGATGAATAAGATAATCTTATCAAAATTTGTTGATCAAATCGCTTGACGGCCTCCCAACTCTGTACTATAATAGCTAAGTAACCAACGAACCCCAATGACCTCCACTGACGTGATGATTTCTGACCTGGTTTCTCAATACGGAACCAACGTCACTCGTAAAAATCTAATTGATTATGCTGAAACCAGTGATGTTTCTTTTGCAACTATTTGCAATCGATTAAAAGATTATAAGGTTGGTCGTGGTGTATATAACCTCACGGTAAAAGAAAAACTAGAACAAACTTATAACAATATGTCTGATACTTCTGCAGTTGATGATGTAGTTAGTCTTATTCCTGATAACGATAAGAACTATGTTCCCTTTGGTAATTTCTGGGACATCAAGAAAATTATTAAGTCTAGAATTTTTTACCCATCATTTATTACTGGACTTTCTGGTAATGGTAAAACATTTGGTGTTGAACAAGCATGTTCTAAACTTGGTCGTGAATTGATTCGTGTAAATATTACTATTGAAACCGATGAAGACGATCTTATTGGTGGTTTCCGTCTTGTTAACGGAGAAACCGTTTGGCATGATGGACCAGTCATTGAAGCCTTGCAACGGGGTGCTGTGTTGCTCCTTGACGAAATCGACCTCGCAAGCAACAAAATTCTCTGTCTTCAATCTGTTCTCGAAGGAAAAGGAGTTTTCCTCAAGAAGATTAACAAGTACGTTAAAGCCTCAGAAGGTTTTAACGTATTCGCAACCGCTAACACAAAAGGTAAAGGTTCTGACGATGGACGATTCATCGGAACTAATGTGCTCAATGAAGCATTCCTTGAAAGGTTTGCGGTAACATTTGAACAAGAGTATCCTACAGTTACTGTTGAGACTAAGATCCTCAACAACTATTGTCGGGAACTTAATTGTTTGAATGATAAATTTATTGATGCTCTTGTTGCATGGGCAGATATTATCCGTAAGACATTTAACGAGGGTGGTATTGATGAAGTAATTTCTACCCGTCGTTTAGTTCACATTATTCGTGCATATAGTATCTTTGGTATTGAGACAAAGGCAATCAGTGTCTGTCTGAATAGGTTCGATGATGATACCAAACAGTCTTTCCTTGATCTCTTTGACAAAATTGTTGCTCCTGAAACGGAGGATGATGAAACATCAGATGTTAATTGACAATGCTTAAATTCCCCTGTATAATCTAAAGGATAATCTTAAAAAACCTATGACACTAAAATACAATGAAGAAGAACTCTTGGGCGAGTTACGTAGCTACATCATTGGAACTTATGGACAACACTATTCCGCTGGTAATGACCAGATCCAAACGTTAGATTTGATTGAAGCATGTGGTGACGCTGAAGCATTCTGCAGAAGCAATATCCTAAAGTACGCTTCCCGATATGATAAGAAAGGAACCGCTCGTCGTGATATTGTAAAGATCCTACACTACGGTCTCCTTCTTCTCCACTTCTCCGACAAATCTGCAGTTACTGAAACTTACCCACACTAATTATGAAAATTTCTATTGAAACTCTGAATATTCTAAAAAACTTTTCCACAATCAATTCTTCTTTGGTTGTGAAGAAAGGAAATATTCTGAGAACTATCTCTCCAGCAAAAAATATTCTTGCTAAATTCCAATGTCCAGAATCGTTTGAAAATGATTTTGCTGTATATGATCTAAATGAATTTCTGGGTGGTCTCTCTCTATTTAAGGATCCTGACTTTGATTTCGGTAATCCTTCTTATCTTTCTATTCGCAGTGGAAAATCTAAAGTAAAGTATTTCTTTTCAGATCCCAGTGTAATTACTGCTCCCCCTGAAAAAGATATTGAACTTCCAACTATCGATGTGGAGTTTACTTTGACTGAAGAAGTTCTGTCATCTTTGCTTCGTGCAGCAAGTGTATATCAACTCCCCGATCTTTCCTTGGTTGGTGAGAATGGTGATATGAATCTTGTGGTTCGTACAAAGAACAATGACACATCTAATAATTTCTCTGTAAAAGTTGGTGAAACTACTAATGATTTTTGTTTCAATTTCAAAGTAGAGAACCTTAAAATTCTTCCTGGAGTGTATAATGTTCAAGTATCTACTGCTAACATTTCCCAGTTCACTCACGATAAGTGGAACTTGTCTTACTTGATTGCATTGGAACCTGATTCTACTTTTAATTAATTATGAGTGACTTTATTTGGGTTGAGAAATATCGACCCAACAAAATTGAAGATTGTATTTTACCAGATAGCATCAAAACTACACTGTCTAGTTTTGTTGAGAAGGGAGAGGTTCCTAATCTTCTTCTCTCTGGACCTCCTGGTATTGGAAAAACCACAGTTGCGAAAGCTCTGTGTAATGAACTTGGCGTTGACTTTTACGTAATTAATGGATCTGACGAAGGACGATTTCTGGACACGGTACGGAACCAAGCAAAGAATTTTGCGACGACCGTATCACTTCAAGCAAATGGAAAACCAAAAGTTATCATC